GACTCCGCGACCACCTGGGGCACGAAGCCACCGTCGATGACCTTAGTGACCTCACCATCGCCCGGTTCCTCCGCTGGCGTGCCCAGCAGTCCAACAAGCGAAATGGGCTCCTAAGCCCCGCCAGCGTCGCCAAAGACTCGGCCCACATCCGCACCATCTGGAATTGGTGTGCGAAGAAACGAATGAAGCGGAGCGACGGCGAACTACTCGAGTTCCCCGACTACGCCCGCCCGCGAGTGCCGAAGCCACGCCCGGTCGCCTACACGGCCGAGGAACTACAGAAACTCATCGAGTACGCCAGGCACCGCAAGGGCTACGTCGCGGGCGTGCCGGCCGCCTGGTTCTGGCCGACGATGCTCATGGCGATGTTCCAGACCGGCGAGCGTATCGGGGCTGTGCTGGCCCTGCGATGGTCCGAGGTGGATCTGGACCGCCGCACGCTCACGTTCCTGGCCGCGACCCGCAAGGGGCACAGGGAGACGATTACACGCCAGATATGCCCCGAGCTTGCCGCTGTGCTGGCGACCCGGCAGCGGGCTCCCAATGACCTCGTGTGGCCCTGGCTGGAGGCTCGCAAGGTGGGTTCGGCGTACGGGAGCCTGCGGGTGATGTGCCGGAAGGCCGGCGTGGACTACCACCCGTTTCACTCAATCCGCAAATCGACAGCTTCCTACATGAAGGCCGGCGGCGCGTCGGCAAAAAACCAACTGGGGCACTCGTCCGAAGAGATGGCCGAACGGCATTACTACGACCAGCGAATCACCGGGATTCAGTCGGCCCTGGACTACCTCCCGCCGCTGGACCTGGGAGGCGGCCCGAGGAAGCCGAAGTGACGTGTCCACCATCTCGGCGATTGATGGCGATTGATTCCCGTTGAAAAGTTGGTGGTTGCCGCCAACTGCCGTACCTTTTGTGCGTTCACTCTCACACGAAAGGACACGACATGGAACGACTGATGACACGGAAAGAAGTGGCTGCGTATCTTGGCGTGCAGCCCGGCACGTTGGCTCGGTGGAAATGGGCTGGCGCGGATTCGCCGCCCTGCATCAAGATGGGGCGATCGGTTCGCTATCGGCAGTCGGAGGTTGACGCTTGGCTGTGGCGTCGGGCTGGCGTTAGCGAATCAGCCATCACCATCATTCAGCGAACGCAGTCAAGGTAGGTACGGCACTTCGCCGTAATTGCCCCGCAGGCAATCTGCCCGAAGTAGCCCGCCCGTGTAGGATGCCACGCGAAAGGAGACGCCGATGGAAATGAAGGACTACAACCTGACCTGCGGCGAAGTCATCGACAACCTTCTCACGCTGGCCGACGCCTACGAAAAGGCATCGGCTGGCAAGGCACCCAACGGCTTCGCGTTTAACCCGACTGATGCCGCAGCGAACATGAAAGCGGCCGTTGCCTTCATTGGGATTTTCGGGCAGCAGTTGCCGCGATGGATTCCGGTCGAAGAGAGGCTGCCGGAGGTTGACGAAAACGTGTTGGCCTCCGCAGCCGGCGAAGTCGGGATTGCGCACAGATACGTTGATGGCTGGTACTGGGACGTAGACGAATGGCACAAGCCGTTCACGCCGACCCACTGGATGCCGCTACCCGAACCACCGGAGGTGAAGTGATGGACATCATTGCCCGCCTCAACGCCTTGCTAGTGAACACGCCGCCCGAGGACTTCGAACGGTTTGAGTTGTGCCGCTGCCTACGCGACGCAGCCGTTACCATCACGAGCCTACGCACTGAGGTTCGCACGCTACGCCAGGAGGTCGCCGCCTTGCGTGAAGAGCGGCGAATGCTGCTCGATGCGGATCTGCCGCCAGGCACACGGGGAGGCGACGAGGTGAAAGGTTAAGCCCTCGCCGCCTCGACCCGTGGCCCGGCTCAATCTCCGCGAATGTGGCTCAGGCACGGCCGCTCGTCACGCTGTGCGATGGTCACGGCGAGCTTTCCTTTGACGCGGCTCAACTCCGCAAGCAACCGCAGCACGTCGGCAGCCAGCGTGCCAGCGGTCCCGGTGAAAGCACCGCTGAAGGCACGGGCGCGAAACTCGCACTCCTGCAGGTAGGCGTCGGTGAGGGGGTCAGGCATCGTCGCCCTTCTCCTCCAGCAGCACGTACCGCTTCGTTTCCAGTTCTTCCGCCACACCTGCGATTTGCTCGGCGTTCGGGAAGTAGTCAACCTCGACTCTAGCCAAGTCATTCACGTCTAGGTGGATGCTTACTGCCCTGGCACGCTCAAGCCCGAGGGCTTTGCAGATGCGTGCGGCCAATCCGGTTCCGGGTGTCACGAGCGACATTAGGTTCTCTCCTCACGGTACAGCAACAGGGCCAATAGCGAATAACTGGCAAGGTCCAGCAGCGTGTCCTCGACCGACTCGTGCGGCAAGCTCTTCGTCTTGTTGAACACCGCCAGCCGCGTCACCTTGTCGCTCAACCGCACCATCGCTCCCTGCCACGCGGGGATGCCGACGAACTCCGCACCTCGCCGGATGTTGAGTAGCGGATCTGTGCCGTCTGGACTCCCATACCCAAGGCTCTTGGAAATATGAAGCTCCCGCAGCGTATCGAGCAGGTCAAAATACGCTTGGCTCGTGGGATGAACGGCGTCATCGGGCTCGTCCCGCATGAACTCGGCCCACTCGTTCAGCACGCCCTGGCCGACCACCACCGTCTTCGGCTGGCATCGCCCGCCGTCACAGCACGACTCGCCGTGCCACGCATCCGCAAGCACCTGTGCGGCACACTCCTGGGCGGGCTGGCATCCCGCGAGAGGCGGAACGTAGCCTCGCATCTTCGGGTCATCCTTCGGCGTCGCGTCCAGCCTTTCGCGGACGGCGTTTCGCAGGGCTTCGTTGGCAGATTCAAGCGTCGTGGTCATCGGTGTCCTTTTTCGGGTTGTGCAGCGGGCATCCTTCGGTAATCCAAAACTGGCCGGCCATGCCGTAGGCTCCGCGTCCGTGTCCGTTATCCAGCACAGGGCAAGTGCAGCCCCGCTTGATGGCGGCGTCACTGCCTGGGTTCGGCGTCGCGTCGGGCATGGGCTTCTCTTAGGTCGTGGTCACAAAACAGCGGGTACGCCTTCGTGACTTCATTCCGCCCGTGGTCGATGACGATGGCGGCTTGGCATGGCGGCTCCCATGTCGCCTTGATTCGCACAGCGTATGCGGAGTGTCCAATCACCGAGCCGTTAGTGACGTAGCGACCGCTACGGCTCCAAGAGAATTGGTGCCAGTGCCCGATACAGGTGAGGTCCGCTTTCTGCGTCGCGTCCCACGCCGAGACTGCCTTGTTCAGCGGCACATGAATGCCGCCGATGCCGCCCTGGTATCGCACGGCGTGACCATGGCAGAACCGTATGCGAAAGCCATCAAGATTGACATAGTTCAAGTGCCCCTCGCCCACGAGCCAGCGAACATTCTTCCGCGTCTCTGCGGCACGCATGGTCAGGTAGAGGTGCTGCTCATAGGACGTGTCGGCTTCGTTCGTCCTGAGCTTCTCGGTCGTGCGGCCGTGGTTTCCGCAAGAAGTCGCTACCACTATTTCTTTCGCATTGTCGGCCGCCGCGTCGATGAATCCACGCAGCCGCTCGCCAATCCAACGAATCGCCGCCAGCGGGTGCAGGCTGTTTTCCTCCGCGAGTTCGGGGTGAATCATGCCGCTGATAAGGTCGCCGCCGAGCCACAACACGACGCGGTCCACGCGAGCCAGTTGCCGCTCGTGCTCGAGCATGGCGAAGAATCGCCGCTGCAACTCCGCGAGCCGGGCGTCGCATACGTCCAGGTCAAACGAGTTGAGCCCGTTGACCGTCTCTGGCCGCACCGTCTCTTCACAGTGAATGTCGCTCAAGAGCACGACCATCGTGGCGTCGTGCTTCGTGGCGCTCTTGGCAGCACGCTGCGGCGGCCGTGTCGCCGTGATGCCCTTCAACGCGACAAGTGCATCGGCCCGTTCCCGCTCGCGGTCGATCTGCTGAAGTGCGGCCTTGTACCTTTTCTGGTACGACGCCACATCAGACCGCAGCCGCGCCAGTTCAGCGTCTCGTGCGAGCTGGTCAACCGTCGCCATCTGCTCGGCAACGTCATCCACTAGCGACGGTTCAGCCACTCGGTGACCTGCTTTTCGCCTGCGATTGTCCATCCGCGTTTCTCCGCTGCCGATTTGAGAGCCCGATAGAACGCCCGCTTTTGGTGAATCGCCGGGTCGAACGAATCGCGTGCCCGCAGGAGTTCCTGCTGTGCATCCGGCGGCAGCACGTCGAACCATGTCGGCGGGCCAGGGCGATAGTTCGACACCAGGGCGAGAACGTCATCGGCAAGGCTCGGCGTCTTAGCCATCGCTCACCTCTCTGTAGCCAAGCGTCCACAGCACGCGGGCGATGTCCTTGCCCTGCTGCTCGACGTGTTCCTCGCTCTGCGTGGGGTTCAACGCATGGAGTAGCTCATGCACGATGACCTCGAGCTTCTTCCGTCCACGCATGCGAGCGTCAAGGATGATGCGTGGATGCTTCGCCTTCTGGCTGAACGTGTAGCCATACGCCGCACCCTTGAGCGTGGTGAAGCGAATGAGCCACGTCTCGTCGCCATTCAGCGTGAAGTGATGGTCGGTCGTGCCCATGAGACCACCATGGCAGGGGTGTCAACTTTCGACCGGGCCCCATTTGCCGGCTGGGCACTTCTCGCCGGCCCACGACAACTTCGACACGAACGCCTGCTCGCGGACCACCGGGCATCCGCAGAGTCGGCAGGCTTTCCCGTCGTAGTGTTCGCAGCCCTGGCAGATGGCGAACCTCGCGTCCACCTGCTCCTGCGTGCAGCGTGGAGCCCCGGCCGCGACATGGGCCGCTGCGGAGGTGGCGAAGTTCACAACCTTTTGCGCCAGGCTCGGGGCCGCCGTTCGCGGAAACGCCGGGTGCGTATCGTCAACAGTGAGCACCTCGCCGTGCGTGACGATGCAGGCGTCGCAGTCGCCGTTCTTTCCGCCAGCCTCGCGGCAGCGTCGATTGAGCCAGTGGTGTGAACAGTGTCGCATGTCAGCACGCCGGGGGCGGGTCGGGGACGAACGTGCCAGCTGTGCCGCTGGTATGGCAGGCACTGCCGGTGAAGGTGGCGGTGCCGGTCACGTTACCAGCCATGCTGGCCGTGCCACTGAAGGTCGCATCGCCGTCCACGGTGCCGTTGTTCGTCGCGCTGCCGCTGAACGTGCAGTTGCCGGTGACGGTGCCAGCGTTTACGGCGTTGCCGCTGAATGTCGCGTCCCCCGTGATGGTGCCGTTGTTCACGGCATCGCCGGTAAACGTGCAGTTGCCGGTTATCGTTCCCTCGTTGCTCGCATCGTCGCTGAAATCGCAATTGCCAGCGATGGTGCCGAGGTTTTTTGAGCCGCTTTCAAAGACGCAGTGCCCGGTGATGCCTGCGTACGGCGAGTATGGGTTCGACAGTTCCCCTATGGCGTTGTTTTCGGCCCCGTTTTTGAATGTCGCCGTTCCGGTAACTGTGATGCCCACCGCATACTGGCCGCCGTTGGCGCAGTATTTCGGAACTCCACTGACAAGCGTCAACTCTTCGATTTTCGCATCGTCAACCGTGAGCGTTTCGGTGGTCAGGCTGATTGCCAGCACCGCACCCGGCTCAAGTGAGACGCTCGCGAACTGTATGGCGGATGGATTCAAGCCTCGGCCGGCACCCTCCCGCCAGGACCGCAGTTCCCCAGCGATGACAATACTCCGGTCGCCCACGAGCGCACCTGCGAACCCGTCCTCTGTCGGCAGCCAGCCCGCAGGCGAGCGTCCTTCCGAGTCCTCCCAGTTCCAGACGTTGCTTCCTTCCGTGTCCACCGCGCCGGTGAACCTTACGCCTTGCGTGTGCCCGAGGTACTCCAAGCCGCTGCCGCAGCCTGTGGCTCCGATGTGATAGTTGCACTGGCTGCAACACAGCAGCCCGTACTCATCAGTGTTGCCGACAATGTTTCCGGCCTGGTCTCTTAAGCACGAGCACCCTGGCGGCGACTGGTAAAGCGAGCAGCACACGTTGCCGCTTAAATCTGCCACATCGTCAACCTGATGCGGCGGGTTCGTGACGAAATAACCATCAATGAGGCACGGGTCTGATGTGTCAGGAAACGATCCAGTATCAGCCGCCCCCGTAAAGCACTTGCACTGTTCCTTCACCAGATTCTGCCAGTTGCTGCCGTCACACCCGAGCACTTGGACATTGAGGCTCCACGAGTCTGGATTCGTGTTGGTCGCAAGCCACCCGGCGGGATTCAACCGGCCGCACGACGAAAACGACCATTTCGCAGGCCACGGGAAGTTGTCCATCAGCAGACGCGGATGAGTGAACGTCAGGAGCGAGTCAACACACGGGTCGGTGCACAGCACATCGCCTTCGTAGGCCGGATTGTCGATGATGTCGCCCGCAAACCACACGCGACCCAGACCGTCAACAATCCGCCACTCGGTCGGCGGTGGCGGGCATGCAAACACACACGGCGGGCATGGTATCTGCTCCTGGGTGAACAGGTTGCAAAACTCGCCGTCGAGATCGTTCTCGCAGCTCTCTTCGTTGGTCGATGTGAAAACCGCACACCTCTGCCCACTGTGCTGCGACTCAGGCTGTGCCGCATCGCCGGAGCAGTAGATAGACCAAGTCACACCCTCGGCCGCAGACGGCGGCGTAGTAGTCCATGTTGTGCCGCCGTCCTCGCTGTATTCGACCCCCACGATCTCGCAGTCGGTGTCGCAGTCCTGATACCCGGAACCTTTGAAGACGTACCCGCTACACCGGACACGCAAGCGAATCTGGACGCCGCTTCCAGGGAGAGTCAGCGTCGTGCGGCAGTCTGCTTGCCCGACGGTCGTGTATGAATCTGTGTAGCCAGGGACTGTCCATTTGATTTGGTTGCAGCACATCTTGTTGCAGTAGTGCTGGCAGCACGCCGGGCATACGCAACATTCGTCGTTTGTGCTGACCTTGCCGTCCCGCAGAATCGGCTTGCCGTCGATGAATTGAATTGTTGTCATGCTGCTGTAGATGCCGCGCAGGCGGCAATATCAAACCACTGAATGCAACCTGCAACGTGGCCGATCATTTGCGTCGCGGTCGGCTGGTATCCTGGAAGCGTAGAAAAATCCACGCCCGAGACCTCCATCGAGCACGTCGCAGTACACACCCGCTCTTGGTTCACGGCATACCAGCCCCATCCGTTGTGGCCCAAGGCCACCCACCGCTGCGTGCAAGCCGTGGTGGTCGAGAACGTAAGGAACTGGTTGCGGGCCACGACCGTCACGGCAGACGCGATGGGGTCGCCGTTGTAGACCGTCACGACGGCCGTGGTTTCCTTGGCCCACCCGGCCGTGCTTTCGTGTTTGGCAATTAGCAGACGAACGCCGCGAGAGATGGAGGCGTCATTCGGCCCGCCAAGTGACTGGCGCGGCTCGTCTCGCTCGATAAGCCGAACGGCTTTGCCGATTCGCTTGGCGTCGTTGAGCGAAAACCCGAAGGTGTCGGCCACCGGTCACTCCTCAAACACGACGTAGCGAATCTTCCCGGTGGTGCCGTAGCCTTTAGCTGCGAGTGTGATAGTCGGCACAAGCGGCACTACAGCGGCACCGCCGCGTGCCAGCTTGCAGAACTCTTGGATGTTGGTGCCGTCATACGAACCGATAGCGACGTATGCCGTACCGCTGGTCGCGGTCGAGAGGTTGCGAAACCCGGCGTAGCCAGCTGCCGTAATGGCGCCGATACTCAACGTTGAAACGTTGGTAGTGACGTTCACGATCTGTGCATGCACACCCTGGGCCGCCTGGTTGAACCGCAGGCCGCTGGCCTGAAATGTCTCATTGTGATTGCCGTTCGCCACAGCAACACTCAGCGATACAGAAACTTCGTTGGCCATTGTTTTCTCCTACGGCAGCAGTCCGCAGCTGCGAAGCATGGTGGTGTGGTCTTTCTCGTCATACGGTTTGATTGACAGAACATCGGGCTCTTCCCCGACATCCTTGGCGGAACCGTCAGCGTTCAACGCCACGGGCTTTGAGACGGGGTTTCCTGCCTTGTCGAGCACGGCCAGCCGATAACCGCTAACTACTTCGTTGTACCCAACGTTGTAGTAACGGATCTTCCAATCAGCAGGGTTGTACGTCCATTCAACCGAAACGCTCCAAACCTGATTCTTCTGGTCAAACTCCGCACCATACCCGGTGACACGAAGCTTGTACGGGTCGGCCCCCAGGAACGCTGTCTGGTTGCAGGTGTTGAGGTACGTGAACAGCAGCGGAAAGTTGGGTGCCGAAACGTTCGTGTTTGTGTACGTCATTCGCAGGAGAGCAGTGTCTTCCTCGAGCCCATCCACGGGGTCGCCGGCTGAATTAAGCGGCGGCTTAATTGGCTCGTCTGGGTTGTCTTGGTTTGACTCGCTCGCCGGGCGACGCTCCTGCAACGATTGCAGAGAAATCTTCAGCCACGTTAGTTCTTCGTCGCTCGGGTTGTCTTCCTTGTCATTGTCAATGTCAACCGGCTTCGCGTCATACTTCACAGTGCATTTGACGCAAAACTCGTTTTCATCGTCGTAGTACGAAAAGTCTCGGCCGGTGACATAGAAGTCAATGCCGCCCACCGGCTCGTAGTCGTTGATTTGCGGAATGGCGCGATTGAAGAACTCTGGCCAACTGCTAGCGTCGTTCTTGATGGCACCGAAATCTGGGGCTGCGTCGCAGATGATGAGCAGCTCAACGGAGCCCGTGTATTGAATTGAGCCCTTTTCGGACTTGGTTTCCGAAAACTCAAACGAACGCAGTTGCCGAACAGTGCGGATGGCCATGAGCTACACCATCGCAATCTGTGCTTGGCCGAAGCCGGGGATTTCGCGGACGGCAGCAGCCACATCCTCGACGCCGTCGGCGGTTCGCTCGGTGTTGTCAGCGGTGGCTTTTGCGGCGTCGCCGCCAGCCAGTCGCGGATCGCCGCCACGGGCCAGGGAATTACGGAACGACTGTCCCTCTGACGAGCCGACCACCAGGGCGCGAAGCTCGGAGGATGCGGCCTTGATGGCAGAGCCGATGCTTTGGCCGGCGGCACTTCCTGCCTGGGCTGCACTGGCAGCCTGGGCATCAGCCTGGGCCTGGGCGAATCCGGCGTCAAACGCCGCGAACGGGTTGGCAATGTTCTGCACGCCGGCGGCAAAGCTATTGGCGGCCTCTTCGCCGTACATCTGCCCCATCTCGGCAGCACCGCGTGCCATCTCGCGGGCACCACGACTGCCTTCCGCCAGGCTGTCTGCCAGCCCCTCAAAGCCAGCCGCCTCGGCCAGAGCCGCCATCGACTTCATCACACGAGAAACGCCAGACAGGATGAGCGAGAATACCTCGTTGAACATCTGGCCAATCTGCGAGCCGAGAGCCATGAATACCTGGAAGATGCCAGTAAGTAACGTGACGGCACCAACGACCATGCGAATACTGAACACCAATCCATCTGCCAGCGTCTTGGCAATCGTCCACCCAGCCGTGTTCTTGGAGAAGAAGTCAACGATAAGGTTGGACACCGTCGTGATGGCAGGCGCGAGTTGAGCCAAGAACTGATTGACGAACCCTTGCATGGGCAACGCCAGCCGCCCAATCGCGTCACCCATAGACTCAATCGCTGCGACCTGCGGGCCGCTCATCTTGACGCCAAGGTTGGTGAGCAGCGTGTCCATCTCCGCGATGCCGTCGGCACCCGTGCGGATGAAGTTCAAGAGCCCCTGCCCACTGCGGCCGAAGATGTCGATGGCAGCGGCGGCCTGCATCTGCGGAGGCAAAGCGGCGATACGCTGCGAAATCAACCCAAACTGCTGGGCCGTGGACAGACCAGCCAGGTCTTCCATCGTCAGGCCCAACTGGGCGAACGCCTTTTGGGCCGGCTGCGACCCTTGTGCCAACTCGCCCACCATGCGAGACGTGCGACGCAAGCCAGCCGTCAACGCCTCCTGGCTGACGCCGGATTCGGCGGCAACCTGCTGCATCACCTGCAGGTCGCCGGTGGCCACGCCCAGCTCTTGCGACAGATTGTGCAACGCCTCGGCCGCCTGCGTTGCACTCGTGAGTGCAGCCACCGCACCGGCCAGCGTGGCAAACCCACCCACCACCGGCAGCAGCATGGGCGAAATCTGCCCAAGGGCACCACCCAACGCCGACATGCCGTTGACGCCAGACTGAAAACCCTTGAGCTGCTTACTCGCTCGAGCCAGCCCAGCCGTCAGCCCGCCCGTGCTGGCCGTGACGCTGACGTTGACGCGTCCGAAGTTCTTGGCCATGGCATCACTATGGGCGTGGGATTGCGTTCAAAGTGGCGAGGATCTGGTCGGGCGTCTGGGCCCGCTTTGGCACCGGCATGAAGTCCTCGGGCTTCTTCGGTGGTTTGTTCTTTCCTCTGCTGGCGTTGTACCGCTGGCAATGTGCGACCGCGTCCCGCAGCCACTCGTCGCCCCACGGCTCGATGAGGTAGTACCCCATCCATCCGTACAACTGGTCTACCGGCATCACCTCCGAGAGCCCGCCAGGGCCCTCGACGTTCCACGTTCCCAGCTTCAAAGCCAGCCGGTACAGGAACAGCAGCACCGGCCGGCTTTCTATTTTCCCGCCGCCTCCTCCACTGCATTGACGCCGATGCCGTTGAGCTTGAAGCCGGCGTCCACGATGGTTTGCACGATGTCCGTGTCGAGCTCGCCAATCCAATCGGCGTCGCCATCCTCAAACATCCGCGTGCCGTCTTCGTTGACGCACACCATAGCCACGAAGCGAGCTCGCACGTTGTCGAGATTGACGCCGCCGACACGGCCGCCCGTCACCATCTGCTCGAACCGGTCACGGTCCTTCGCAGAAAACTTGGCGACGTACACCGTGCCGAGTTCCGGCACCTCGACGGCGACACGGGGCCGCACGCCCCGCTTGGCCTTGATCTGCTCACGGGTCAGAGCCATCCGCGCCTCCTGTCAGAACTACAGCTGGCCAGACAGCTTGATGGTGAGCGTGCCGCTCATCATGTCTTCCATCTGGGCACCGGCCTCAAAGCCGGTAGCAAAGCCAAACGCCGTCCACTGCGTCACGGCGGTGCCGCCGTTGGCCCAGAACACGGTCACGACCTGATTGGTGGCGACATTCGCCATGTCGCCCGTCGGCTTGATGGACGGGTCAAACAGCACCTCGACCGACAACTCGCCGGGGTCGTAGATAGCACTGCCGACGAACTCCTTGGCCGTGCTCGCCATGTGCGTGGCGTCAGCCACAGCACGCGAGATGCCGCCGTGGTTCACGCCGGTGATTTTGTAGCCGGTCGCCGAGTGCAGTGAAGTGCCAAAGGACAGATACGTTCCTTGCCCGATGTCAATACCCATGCGTCAACTCTCCGTGTACGTGATTTCTACCGAAACGTCCGTGCGATAAATCGGCAACTGCTCGCCGTTGGAAGGCGGCTCCTGGGCGTCGTCGTCGTCCTTGACGGCCGCGAGCCGAATGGCCTCCGTCCTCTTGAATTGTAGGGCGACCCGAATGGCTCGCGCGAGGTTTCGCACCTCCAGCAGCGACTCGCCAATCGCCGAAACCGTGAACGTCACGCGGGTGATTCCGGTCATGCCCTGCATGTGCATGTACGGCCCACGGCCGAGGCTTTCACGCTGATAGACGATGCACGGCAGCGTCGTGCCCTGCGGGGCTTGGACGGCGTAGATCCGGCTTCCGACGGTCAAGGCAATGTCAGAATCCGCCGACAACAACTGCACGAGGGATTCGTCGATGTGCGTGGTTGTTGGCACCTACTTGCCCCCGTGCATCTTGCGAATCATCCGCCGCTCTTCCTCGGCAATGGCGGTCCCCAGGTTCTGCTCGAGTTTGCCGACCAGTTCCTGCTTCATGCGGGGCAGGTTCGCGTCCGACCACTGGCGGAACTTGTCGCTCCCGGTGTAGCCCCGCACGCTCTTGAAGAAGATAGCCCCGCCGTCTGGGCCGCCGACGAGCGACGCCTGGCCCTTCATGTACGGGTACTTCGCCGCAAGCCGCAGCGGCACGCTCAGTGCCTTGCCTTGCGGGTATCGGTCGCGGGTGCCGTTCTCCACCCACCACGCGTGAAAGCCGAGCTCGTTGCGGTTGCCGCCGTTCGAGGACCGATAGCCCACGATGCCAGTGACGGTCGTGTTGCGTTTCTTCTTCTCCAACTTCAGCCCAACAGACCGTCGCAGGTTGCCCGTCGGACCACGCGGCGTTAACGCCTTTACCTGCGGCACGGCATCCTTCACAACAGCCCGCACGGCAGCCCCGAGGTACTTCCGCTGCACACCCTTAGACAGCCGGGAAAAGCCCATCAAGATCCGCTCTACGCCTTCCACGGTCATAACGACGCCAGCCATCAGTCAATGACCTCCGACACCATGAGTTCGTGCTCTTCGCGGCGGCCACGCTCCATCACCGATATGATTTCAAACTGCCGCCCGTCGGCTTGAATCCGCATCTTCGGCTTGAGCCCGTCCGTGTACCGCATTCGCACGCGATGCGTCACGCTGCCCTCGTTGGCCATGGCGTTGATTTGCTCATTGCCCGACAGCGGCAGAATGGCAATCCATCGCGTCGCAAACGTGCTCCACGCCAGTTCCGGCTCGCCGATGGAATTGGTCGAGTCCGTCGGCGTCTGCACCGTGGCCAGCTTGTCCATCAAGCCCGACTTCAGCATGGGTCACGTCCCGTAGATGACGAGGCTGTAGGACGCCGTGCCGGCGTACGCCGAGACGTTGAAGCCCGACGTGCCGCCGTTGCGTGAATCGCTCACCGCCACCCGGCTGCCGCCAGAAATGGCAACGCCAGCCCCAGCCGCCTCGCTGCACACCGCAGCCGCCGAAGCCGCGAACGCAAACCGCGTCACCGTGGCAAACGACACCGCAGCCCCGCTGGCGTCCTTGTAGGTGCTGGGAGCCACTGACACCGCCACGGCAGCCGTACCGCAGGTGCCGGCCACCAGGGCCACCTTGCCGCTCGTGTACGCGTCGGTGCTCGTCAGCACGAGCCGCTTGAGAGATTGCGTGCCCGTGCTCGAAGTCGAGTCGGAAAACGACACGTCGATGGCAATGCGGCCTTCCAAGCTCATGCGTATTGCTTCCACTTCAAGGGAGCGAGCAGGGCGTGCACGCCCATAGGCACATCCTGGCCAGCGTTGCCGACCGCCTCGCGTGTGGCGTACCAGTGCCCCACGAGCATCTTGATGGCGTGCTTCGCGGGCGTCGGCACGTTCGCCGCCCCGCTGTAGCCGGCCAGGTACGTCACCTGCACCGCCTTGTCATCCAGCCGCGTGCTCGGCCAGTTCTGCAGGTACAGCGGATAAATCAAGGCAGGAACGTGGTCCCGGTCTAGGCGGAACTGCTGCGTTCCAGACTGGGACCACGCGATTGTTTGCGTGGCACCCAATGTGTCCACGTACGAGATAGTCACCGTGGCGCTCGCGGCAGTCGCGTTCAGCCGCACCGGCGGGCGCGGGAGCTCGGTGCGAAGAGCCGGAAAGTCGTCGAACGCCACGGTGTACGTCTTGTCGGCGAAGGTGCGGTCGCAGAAGTCCTCGCACCACGTCGTCGCCGCATCAATGAGCCCGCCGATGTAGTCATCGTCGCCCGTGAAGTCCACGATGCGAAGATGCTCCTTTGCCTCGCTGACGCTTACAGGGCGGTCGTTGACGCCGCTGGCGGTGCTGACAGTCAGGCTGCGATAGCGGCTGCCGGTCTGTGGCAGTTCCCAGTTACGCACGCTTCCGCCTCCGCTTGCCCATCGGAGCCTCAGCCCGTTCCAGATCCGCCGGCTCGGGAGCCGTCGCAAACTCAAACTGCGGCACGTCGGCCACACGCTTGGCGTAGCCGGCGAGCTCGAGCGTGCGAGCCAGCCCGGCAGTCACGGTCACGACCTGGCCCATGCGGTACCGCATGTAGGACCGCTGCATCTGCACTTTCACGCCGTCCATAGTCACCGCCATACGTTGTCCGGCGGTCGCCCGCCCTTTTCCCAAAAGTCGCCAGGATGCTGCAGGCTGGCCCGCATGTTCTGGTCAGGCCACTTAATCCACACCTCCGCATGCCCCAGGCACACCCGAGGGCACACGCCGATTTTCAGCCCGGCCTTTTGAGCCGAAAGCCAGAAAGCGATGTCATCGTCAATCCGCCCGTCTTCCCACCGGCCAGCCTCATTCGGCTTGCCGATGAACCACGGATGCGGCATCTGCTTCAACGCGTCTGCCTTCAGTAGAGTCAGCCCGAAGTGGCTAGTGTTGGCTTTGATGACGTTGTGGTAGACGAAGTGGTCACGGGCAACCTCAGCCACACGCTCGCCGCCATCCGCGACCATCGTGAATAGCGGTTCGTCGGTGCGTCGCTTCATCTGCAACGCTGCCACAAAGTCGAAGCCGCTAGCCACGGCGTACGACAGCAGGCGCGGCACGGCATCCGCCTCAAAGATGCTGTCGTAGTCGAGCGTCAGAATCCACAGCGGCGGCTTGCTGGGGTCCGTGTCTGCCTCGATGATGTCCGTGAGGACGCGTTCCAGGCATTGACCCCAGAACGCCCCCTCCATCCGTATCGGCGAAATGCCGTAGGGGATGAGCCCGCGAGCCCAGCAGAACATATGGTCCTGCCAGCCAAGACGCGGCACGCTCATTGCACACATGAGCCGCACCGGTCCACTGCCCGTCTGCATGATGGCAGGCTGCACGCCTGCCACCGTCGAAGTCGCCGCGCCCACGGCTCCTCCTTCGTTGGAGTTGTCGTTCTACCGTCTTCGTTCAGCCAAGCACGACCCGGTTGGTGACGTTGGCGTCACTCGCCGAATCGACACCCGCCTCGCCACGACCCAACCGGGCCGCAACGACGATGTCGTTGTTGGTGCCGTTGGACGACGCATCCGCAGACGGCGTGACCGCCACCTGCAGGTAACGCCGCAAAGCCTTCGTCGAAAGCTCGAACCGCGTGACGTTCACCGTCGCCGTGTTGCCCACGCCCGACAGCGAGTAGTCAGTGCCCTGCACCAAGCCGCTGATGGTGGCGTACGAGCCGTCCGTGTCGCTGTGGCGGATAGCCACGACGCTCGGAGCCGAGGTGTGCACCAGCGAGCGGTAGCCCACGTCGATGCTCACCGAGTCGTAGCCGAGGCAGTCCACCGCGACGGTGTGCGTGCCAGCGGAGGCGACGCCGCCGATGCCGGCCGAGATGCTAAGGACAGAGCGGCTGTTCTGGAGGTGGTTCACGTTTCTGGTTCCTTGGGTTCTAGGTTCAGAGGATGAGAGCCACGACCGGCCCAGCGTTGGAAGCGTCGCCCACGTCGGAGGTCACAGCGTCGTAGGACACCGTGGCCTGGAAGTAGGTCTGATCAAACTCGATGTACCGGTCGGTGCTCGCCCGCACCGCGACCTGACGCCGCAGGGCGAAGTGGCTCGACCGCTTCAAGTCGCCGAAGAGAGCGACGCACTGACCGGCCGACGCACTCTTCCGCATGACGTTGTTGAAGAACACCGGCCAGCCGAGGAACGTGGGCCGGCGGACGCCGTCGACAATCTCGTTGGCGTTGACACCGTTGCCGCCGAGGGCCAGCGACTGCATCGCCAGGGCGTGCATCTGCGGCGTGCAGTACCAGCCGCAGGTCGGGCTCTGCGTCGCGTAGGTCGGGGCCTTGGCGATGGTCGCCAGGAAGTCATCGACCGTGAGGGCCGTGACCGCCGACTGCGACGAGTCGTTGATGCCGGCCGTCAGGGTCTCGTTCTCAAACTTCCACTGGATGCCACGGATGCCACCGTACAGGCTGGCCCCGGTGCCGATGAAGCCGTCTTCGTCGATTCGCTGCGCGATGGCCAAGGCAAACTCCTCGGCCACCAGCCCGGCCAGGTCAATGGCCGAATCGTCGATGAGCTGGTTGGGGACGCGAGTGCCGACGCGAACTTCCTTGCTCGACAGCATCACGTTGTCCGTGCCCATGTCGGTCTGAGTCGTCTCGGCATTGGCACCTGTGTGGTACGCAGTGTTGCCGCTCACCCGACGCGGGATGTAGAGCGTGTCGCTCGTCATCTGCAGGTTATTCGCCTGCGCCGGATAGGCACCAAACGACTCGACCAAGCGGATGACAGTGCTGGCGAAGGTGTCAGGGATAAACACCCCGCCCTTGTTGTTGTCGTTGGGCGACAGGGCACGGCTCTCGACGTGCCGCTCGTACCACGCCCGGTCCTCAGCACGACCGAGCACGAAACCGCGAATCCAGCGGCCACACGCCTCCGCGTCGCTGGACGAGCGGAAGTGCCGGCCACGGCCGGAAGTCGCACGCTCGGCAGCCGCCGGGGCGGGGGCGGGAACCGCAGCCACCTCGACCGGCTTGGCGGTCGCGGCAACCTTGCCACGCAGGGCGGTGATCTTCTCCGCGATGGCATGCTCGCGGGCAAGTTCCTTCTCCAGACCTTCGGCCTCGCCGGCCAGACGCTCCATCTCGGCGGTCTGCTCGGCAGTCCGCTCCTCGACCTTCGAGAGGTCATCGAGCATGGCAGCCACAGCGGCGGCCCGGTCCTGAAGCTTGGTGAGTTGCGTGGCCATCCGTGGCGCTCCGTGGTGAACGGTGACAGTCCGTGCCTGCCGTTCACGCTACGGGGCGACCAGCCCGCAATCAGCGTTCTTGTTTGTACGGTACAAAGGACCGCCGGAAGACTTGTTCCGCTGGAACGATGGTCTTCGTCTTGAAGTCGCAGCCACAGCACTCGATGTACCGCACCTGCTGGTACTCGCCGCACTGATGGCTGGAGCGGGTGCGAAGGCGAGCCGCCTTGCACTTCGGGCATTGGCTACCGGCCGTGACCACGCATGAAACTCCTGATGCCAAGCGGCTACTTCTGATTCCCGTAGACGAGGTCTTTGACTTCGTCAGTGGTAATCGTCGTCGTGTGGCCGGTCGCATCGGTGACCGTCTTCATGGTCACGTAGCCCTTGCCGACCTTTTTCGTGACCGAAGGCCCAGGCTTATAGCCCATTTGCTTCAACGCTTCGTCTGCTTGGTCAATAGTCAATTTGCTTTTGCTGGCTGGCAGCTTGACGTTGTGATTGCCCTTCGGCGACTGAAGGCCTCCTGGCCCTGGCCCGTTGCCAGCACTACCGGAATCGCCAGAGCCAGAACCAGAGGAGCCACCATCTCCACCGCCAGAGGAACCACCGGACCCGCCGCCTCCTTCACTTCCACCGCCACCGCCGTCGCCTTTTCCGCAGCTGTTGTCGATTCCGCCGCCAGGGCCGGTAGGGCAAAAGCCACGCCCAAAGATAAAAGTCTTTAGTCTTGCGACACGCAGCCTATCTCGAGCGGCAAGCGCCTTCGCAACAAGCTCGTCAGCCTTCGGCTTCGCAATTGTCTGACATGCACAACGCTGCTCAACTTCCTCAAGCCATCGCTGGTACGAACGCATGGCCACAGAGACAGACGTAGACGGGTACGCCGGTTGCACCACCGGGCCCAGTTCGTAGATGGTCGCGGCCCGCACCTCGCGGATGGCACGGCCGTTCTCGTCGGTCGTGAATGTTTCGCCGTTCTTCTCGATGGAGAAGGTGAACGACGCACCCTTCACATCACGACGAGCCACGAGCTCGAGGATGTCGGCCCGGCTCGCGGGCGGCGTCACCTCAAACCCGACGCCCTTCTCGTCGGTCCACACCTTGAGCGTGCCAGATGATTCCCGGCCTAACAGAATGTCGGGGTTATGGTTGTAGTACGAGACGAGATCCGCCCGGCCCCGCTGGCGGTTGAACACGCCGTCGAACGCCCCCGGCAGGATTCGCTCCCGAAAGCCGCCGAGGTCCACGCTCAACCGGTTGTAGAGCACGGCATAGCCGCGAATCACCGAGCGGCCGTCAGCCCGGCTCTCGACCACCAGGGCGTCATCGTCACTGCCGAACTCCCAATCACGACGCTCGATATCCATAGTCAACCCTCCGTGTTTGATTGTTCCGGCGGCGCGTCTGGCGTATCGTCGCCCGTGCCGTCCTCTTGCTCGGCAACATCCTCAGCCGCATCGCCAGTCGTGTCCTCAACCTCGCCAGGCGAATCGTCGCCCTCCGGCATCGGGCCCATATTCTCTTTCATCCGCACCTCTTCGGGCGTCATCCACTGATTGCGGATGGCAACCTCGTAGGCAGCGTATCGCGTCGTGATGTCGCCACGCAGCAGCCCCTCAACCAGGAACTCCGCGTACAACTCGCCGTCCTCCGGCAGCACATCACGCTCAATGGCACCCTCAATACGCCGCAGCCACGGGGCAATGGTGAACTTCTCAAAGCTCACCATCTCGCTCTGCAGGTTGCCCCATGTCGCCCGGCCCAACTCTTGAATCATGTGGGGCGGCATCCGCCAGACGCGGCAGATGGCCAGCAGCGACTGCATCCACAGTTCCGCCAGTTGGCTCTCTTGGTTCGTCGCAGAGACGCTGTCAGCCTTGAGCCCGTTGCTGAGAATCGCCGTGCGGCCCGCCTTGGCCGGTCCACGGTGGGCGGCCTCCCACTGGTCACGCAACTGCTCGCGGACCTCGCGGGGCAACGCCTGGTCGGTGTGCAGGATGATGCCGGGCTGGGCGTTGTTCTTGTAGAACGTCGCGGCGTACTGCTCGAGGGCACGGGCCAGCCCGATGGCGTCGCGTCCCAGTTCCACCGGCACTTCGCCGTGGATGCCGTCAAACGACAGCCACCGAACGTGCATGATTTGGTCATCGCGGTACGCCTGCTGCCGGCCCGTCTTCGGGTCGGTGTAGACGTAGGACAACGTGCGGTCATCCTCTTGCACCACTTTCATGCCAGACGGGTGCAGTGCATAAATCTGGTCTACGCTGCCACGACGGCCCGGCACCTTGAACTGGTACGAATTGCCGTAGAAGCCGAGGTGCAGGCACATCTGCTCTACCCACTCGTACCGCGTCTGCCAGCCATTCGGCCGGCGGGCCAGCACGTTGTAGAGCGGTAGATCTTTGGCTCGCTCGCTGTTGTGGTCATCCAGCCGCCGGTACAGATGCAGCGGCAGGCTCGCCACCGTCTCGGCCACCACGCGGGCACACGCGAAGTATGCCGCCGTCTTCATCGCCGTCTCTGGCGTCACCCGCACGCCGGTATCGGCAGCCATGGCAACCAAGTCATCCCAGCGGCTCATGCGGCCTTCGAGCCACTTGATTTCAGGCACAGCCGATTCGGCAATCATGCGTCACCAGAATGAGATTTCGGGCATTTCGGCCGGCTTCATCGACTCGCCCATGTGCACGCCGACCGCCATCACCATGGCCACCACGCCGTCCACTCGCTCGGTGCTCTTGGCCTTGGACACCTTGACGTTTCCAGCCGGGTCCGTCTGCACCGCCGCGTTGCCTAACTGCCAGCCTAGCAACGGATTCCCGCCGAATCGGACCTTTCCATCGACGAATGCAGCCTCGACACGACGAGTTGGTGCCGTCATGGACGCGAAGCCCTGGCCGTACAGCGTCACCGGCAAGCCCTCATCCGCAAGCTCGGTTGCCAGTTGAGTGGCGTTCCATCTATCCACGGCCAATCGCCGCACGCGGTGCTTCTGGCAAAAGTCCAGAATGTCGGCCTTCACCTTCTTGTAGTCGGTGCTTTTGCCTTCCGTGTACGTCACCCAGCCATCCCGCTGCCACTGCGAATACTGCACCCGGTCGTTTCGCTCCCGCTCGGCGGCGTTGTGCTCGGGGATCCACGCCATGACATGCACGTCGTACCCGCCGTCATCATTCGGCGCGACCGCCGCAAAGCACGTCGTGTCGTAGTTGCTCGCCAAGTCCAGGCCGCACCACACTTCCCGGCCCTCAAGCGACTCTGACAGCGGCCCACTGCACGCCGCAATCTGGTCTGGACGCAGCCACCTAACGTCGGACGTGGTGGGAATATTGAGCCGATACCGCAGGAACGAATTGAGCTTCGTGGCAGAGTTTTCCGCCTCTCGGCAGTCGGCCGCGAACGACTCTTCGCTGATGGTTTCGCCAAGCGACGGGTTCGCCTTGTGCCACACCTTCGGGCTCTTCCAATCGTCTTCCCGGCTGGCCGCGTAGATGCACCCAAAGAACGACGGGTCGAACGCCGGGTCGGCAATACACCGCTCGGCGTAGTCGTGCTGCTCATACCACAGGTGCGTTTTGTTGGCCTCACCCGCCGTCGTGATAGATAGCACCAGCGGCTGCCGCCGGGCCGCACCGCCATACCGCAGGGCATCCCACAGCCGACGGTCGCCACGCTGGGCGTGCAGCTCGTCGAAGAGAAGGCACGAGATATTCAGCCCCTCGGCACGGAAGGCGTCAGCCGACAGCACCCGATAGAACGAGTTGCTGCCGCGATGCACGATGGTCTTCCGGCTGTCCAGCACCTCGAGCACCTTAGACAGGGCCGGGGACGAGCGGACCATCGACGCCGCCTCGCGGTAGATGATGCCAGCCTGCTCGCGGTCGCTCGCCGCACCGTAGACTTCCGCTCCCGCTTCGCCGTCAGCCACCAGCATGTAGAGGGCGATGCCGGCCAGTAGCGTTGACTTGCCGTTCTTCTTGGGGATCTCGATGTAGCCCTGGCGATACTGCCGAAAGCCATCCGAACGGCACCGCCCAAAGACCTCGCCGAGCACGTACTTCTGCCACGGCAGCAGCAGAAACGGATGCCCGGCCGTCTGGCCCTTACTGTGCTTCAGCACCTTCTCAAAGAACGAGTAGACGCGGGCCGCTTTCGCCTGGTCGATGCCAGGCCGGCTAACCGTGTGCTGAGAAGAACTCTTCGAGCTCGTCTTTTTTGACTTCGACTTGCGTGGCAAGTTTCGTCCTTGAACTTGGCGTCAGCCCGAACTCACTCAAAAGACTAGCCTTCATGGCAACCAGTGAGCGGTACATCGGTCCCGCCGGGTTGGGCTTCACGCCACCCAGGTCGGTGTGCATCACCGCACCGCCAGCACGCAACTGCAGCAGGCACGACTGCTCTGCCGAGTGCACCTCGCACAGCGTCGCCAGCGCTTCGCCGTCACCCGTGGTCAGCACACCCATCCGCGTCAGGATGCCGGCGAGTTCGTTCCACTTCTCGACCGCGACTTCGTCCACCTTGAGACGCTCAGGCATCAGCGGCACGCCGACCGGAGCCGACGGCTCGCGTTTCACTGGCCCGCGTTGCGTTCCTTCCAGGATGTGAAGGGCTGTCGGCTTCGGCCTACGTCCAGCTTTTGCCATGATGGCGACTCCGTTAACGAGGGGCGATTGTTAGGAAACCGGGGCATTAGCACGTTGCGTGCCGTTCCAAAACGCGAAAATTGGAACAAAACCCATCAAAAACCCCGGCGATTTCTGCAATATTTGCGCTCGCG